CGCACCTGACAGCACAATGTTGCCCCCGATGTGCTTATACTCGTCAATTTGTAGCGAGCGGAATATAGCCTTGCCAATCACTTCGAGGTAATCTATTTGTCCGTGCGCTCGCCCATAGCTATCTAACCATACCTTAAAGCCGTTTAATCCTTGTGCAAAACCTATGGTTTGAAGACTGTCTCCAAACGTAATACCCTTTAAGAACGTTATTAATTCCTGCGCCGTGTCGGCTTTTAGCTTCGAAAGGAAACGATCGTCTACTGGATTTTCTAAATCACGTGCTTTATCAGCGTAGCCAGCCTTTATCTTGTTTCCATTCTCAAGCAGATAGCCATTCAGGAACGAAAGACTTTGCAGTAACGAGTAGTTCGTATGTGTATGACCTACGCCTCCGTTTGCCGAGTAGCTTTTCTCGAGCACTTCGACGATAAAGTCGATGATGGCTGCTATCGTGGTAACGTTCCACTCGTCGGCATACGGATTCTGAACAGGGAAGAGAGCCCCACCACTCAGATTGAGTCTTTGGAACTCAACCAAGCGTGGGGCGATGGTAAAAGACCCCAACTCGGGTACTTTTATATCCATCATCTTTGCCGGTACTGCACTTCTACGAAGATTGAGATACGGACGTGCATCGGCATACTTAAATGTAAAGTCGAAGTTAGACGGCAGCTCCTTTGCTTCATACGAAGCCTCGCTGTCGATAACCACTATCCTGCGTATATAGTTGTCGATATAGACATATTTCCCGAGAGAGGGGAAGAAGTCGAGCAGCCATCGGCGTTCCTCCTTGTTAAGATGACCAGTATTCTTCTTATATTCGCGCGCAGTATCTACACGATATTCTTCCGCATCGTTTTCAATCTCGGCAATGTTGTGCGTGTGCTTTGCCGTAAACGTTGTGTCGCCATACGCACGAAAGGTATCAATACCACCGAGCGAGTTCTCAAACAACACCCATTGCTCCTCCTCGCTCCTGATGTCCGAAGCATAGTAGCGTTGAATATACGTCAGACGCTTACCTTCGGTATCTTCTACCCACACATCGTAATATTGTGGGAGAAAGCCGAAGAGCTTCGCCATAATGGCATATTGCACAGGTATTGTTTGCGCTTTATCTTTCTGCAGGTTTGCGATTATTTTCTCATCGCCTTTCACGAGTCCTACAATACGCTCCGTGTGATAATAGCCAACACACTTAACAAAGCCTTCTGTCAGTGCATAGTAAGTTAAGAATTCGGGGGTATTGTAGGTAACAGGCTTCACGGTGGGCTGCCACGTAAGGAAGTTGCCTTTCAGGAAGTTCTCTGCCGAATCAGCCAATCGGTCCACTCCTGCACGAATAGCCGTAAAGGTAAACGTCTTTGTCTTTTCTCCGTCATATCGTATTGTAACCTTAAATTCGCGTGCAATATGGTTCTGCAAGTATGCACTCTCAATATCCTGAAGCTCGAAATATAGCAATGGTGCTATAACATCTTCAAGGTTAATCTCAATTCTGTTGTGAGAGTCTGGAGTATAAGTGTGCTGCACTATCGGTGCATTGTTTTCAGCGTAGCTTAAAATAAATATTACCTCTTGCTCGCTGGAGAGAACTATTCTCTTCATTGAGCCTACAAGGCTTATATTGTCGGGCTTTATAATTATATCCATAGTAAGCAATATATTTATCGCAAAAGTAACAAAACATCACATAGTGGTAAAGGACAACTTACCAAACGTCTGTAGCGTCCTTTTCCACACATTCCAGCCATACGTCTGTACGCGAGTACTTGTATTTAGCACTACGCCAAAACGACTTATGGCGTACCTTTTGCGAACGATAAGAACTCTGTTTCATGAATTCCACGCCTAAGTACTCTTTAGAAGCCATAGGTGGATACATTGTTATAAAAGCCCTATCTTTATCAGGACCTGAATTATCGTAAACCGACCCTGAAACTTCTACGATACGCGACCTACCTACCCATTTGTATTTTGTGTTCATGGCAGGAAAGAAGCTATCAATACTGGGAGCTACGACTACGGGCTCCATGAGCGATATCGTCTTCAATTCAGACTCCATAGGTTCGTCTTTGCCACCTAAAACAAACTTTAGCTTGTTAAAGAAAAAAGCTACACCTCTAATAAGAACCTTACTATATGCAGGGAGATTCTGTTTCTGCGACTGAGAAAGCAAGAGTTTCACCTTCAGGTCGTGCAACGAATTACGCAACAACAAATCGTAATCCTTATAAAAGCGTGCAAACACACCTTCATCTCCATTATAATATAGAGCGTAGTCGAACAATTTGTTTGCCTTCTTCCAATCGGGAGACGATATGTCGTATGGAGAAATAGTTCCCACTGTACGACCATTAACAAAAGCCGAAAAAGCCAACATAGTCTTCTCCTTATCTGCATGTTCTGTATCGCTATCTTTATCGTCTCCAGCAATAACCATTTTCGAGTTAAGAGATTTATATTTACCCACGAATAGGTAGTGCCCTATATCGTAATCTTTCTTTAGGTCTTTAAAATCAACCTTATATTGCAAAGCCCTAAACTCTGGTATAAGTTCAGGAACTTTCACCTCTTTCGGTTCCAATTGTTCTCCAGTGTTGTAATCTTGCGACCCTTCGCCTATCTTTGTAATTAAGCGGAAGTCTCCTGAAAAACCAATCTTGTAGAAAGCACCATCTCTCTGGTCGAAATACGCAGCAGGGTTCGATTTAGCCATATTGTTAAAGTCTTCGTATGATTCTGTTGTTTCGCTTCCAAGTTTATCCTCTGGAGTAAGCGTTATGCGCTGGTAATCCTTTTCTGTTTTGTATGCAATGGTAGGTTCTTCTGTCATATTATGGGTAAGATCGGTTGTTGGCGTGCTTGCCATAACATCACGCAAGAAAATAACATCAGCAGTACCTTTACCTTCGTTAGCCGTGAACTCGCAACAAAACTTCTTGCGAAATACAGCAATAAACTCCGAGCAAGTTATATTAGGAACAAGATCGGCAAGACGTATCTTACCCTTTACAATGGTATCCATAACATTGTTAAGTACCACCATCTTATCGAATGGATCGGTTTCGGTAAAGAAGTTTGGCAACAACTTGTAGCCGAAATAGGCAAACACTCGCTGAAGAAGATAGTTGGCACGAATGAATGGCGTGATATAATAGCCTTCATTCAGACTAATAGAAACGTTTTCTACATATTCTATTCTCTTTGTAGCATTGTAGAAGTCAGAGTCTGGTGTAGTCATATCGGGGTTAAAAACATTCACTATAGGTATTTCCAATGCTGTTGGTATACCAGGAATATGTTCGATGACTTTCTCAATTGTTTCGTCTTTACCAAAAGCGTTGAGAATTTTATAATTAAAACCTGTAGATTGCCCCGAGTCGTCCTCTACCAATAAAGGAAAGATAGAGAACTTATCGTCCTTATTATTGCGCAAGTCACGGCAAAACGCTATAGCTTGCTGTACTGTAGACACTCCAGGAACGCATTCGTCTTTGAAAATATCCTTTAGCTTTACATCTTTTATCTTAGAATAGAAAGAACCATCGTTAAGATAAAACGATGTAGATATTTTTCCTTTATGTGTCGCATTTAGCACCACCTGCCGACATTGAGCAAAGAACTCACCATCTTGTATAGTAACATCAATTGGACGTATTTTCTGCATACCTCCAAATGTTTCAGGAAACGCAAGCATTCTGCGATTGCGTGGCGAGGTAGGCAAATCAAGCGGAACGGTACTCTCTCCATAATCATTGAAGAATGGATTCGTGCGTTCTACTTCTATTTTTGTATCGGGCGAAAGATTGTAGTCTTCGCCCATAGAAATATTTGTTATTTTCATATCTGCATGGATTTATTTTGACGCAATGCGTCGTACTTGATTACGAAGTTTCTGTTGCGCATCAAAATCATCGAGCGCAACATAAGAGCGAATGCCATTATTGCGGAGTTCTTTCAATGTCTCCAATAACTCCTTATTATATTCATCTCTATGGTTAATTACTGTAGGCATTGGTTGTGGTGTTGGTGCAGATGGAGTGATATATCCACCTGCAGCACGTCCTTGCGCCTGGTGCAAGAGAAACTTATTCATATCCAATGTGCGGATATTACCTGCACGTTGTGCTTGGTCGATAATATTCAGGAACGGAGCCACTGTCGGGTTCTCTACTGCAGCGTTGGAAGCTACCCACTCACGGCTACGTCCATATCCTCCCTCGCCAACAATAACCGTTGGTTTATCTATGAAACCACGGCGATAGGGGTCGTAGTCAGCATGGAAGCGTTTGCCGTCCTGCTCACGTTCGACATCAATGCTTCCACCACTTTCGAGACCTGTAACGACACGAGTTCCTGAAGCAGAAGATGCACCTCCGGCACCATTGAGCGACATACGTTTTACTTTCTGACGTTCTGCATTGGCTGCAGCGAGTTGGGCAACGCCAGTCACACCCATCAAGGCAGCAGCAATAGAGCCAGCGATTGGACCAAGGTCTGCATAAGCCTTCATAATTGAGGTTGCGGTGTCAGCTATAATCTGAGAGGCTTTAATTGCGAAATTAACATCAGCATACTTCTTTTGTATCTTTAGTTTTTCATCCGCTTTCTTCTTTTCAAGTTCTGTGGTATCTTTGCCTGCTTTCTTAGCAGCTTCAATCTCCGCATCATACTTCGCATCGACGTTTGCTTCTTCTGCTTGCTGTAGTGCCTGAACTGCTCCACCAGCAAGATTGCTGTAATAGTCGAAAGCCTCCTTCATTCTCGAAATTTTGAGGTTCTTTACAGCTTCCTCGTATTCTTCTTGAGTTATCAGACCTTGACGAAGATGTTCTTTCAGCTGTTCGTTTTCAGCATTGTACAGTTCCTGCTGTGAAGCGAGTCCGTATTGCTGACGGATTTGTAAACGCTGTTCTTCTGCTTGTTTTTCGAGATTGGTAATAGCCTGCTGGTGCTGTTCTTTGTTGAGAACACCTTTTGCGAAGTCTTCGTCAATCTTTTTACGTCGGGCTGCCAGCTGGTCGGTGAAGGTGTCGAGACCGTATTCCTGACGTGCCCGTGCTTTCTCTTCTTCTATTTTCTTTGCATAGTCGGCAACGATAGCAGTCTTGGCTTTTTCGTAGGCTTCTGTAACTTCTTTCTGCTTCCCACCGTCCTCGATAGCCCTTTGAAGGGCTGCCTTGTAGTACCCATCGAGGACGAGTAACTTGGCATCGCATTCTTCCTGCAATGTCTGTGGCTTGGCAGGAGCGGTTTCCTCTATTTTCTCGAGCGCATCGTAATACTGCTTTTCAGCTTCGATATAAGCATTGTTGGCTGCTTGCTGCTGATCAGCGACAGCCTTGTTTTGTTGTTCTTTGATGGCTTTCTTTTTGGCAGCGTCTTTTATTACCAGGTTATTAGCTTTTTCTTGATACGACTTTTCAATGGCGAGGAGGTTGTTTTGGTGCTCAATGTTAAGAGCAGATATATATGCATTGTATTGCTCCTGTGTGAGACGTTTCTGTGCAAGAGCCTCGTTGAGCGCATTAAGGTCTTCTTCGTATGACCGTTTGGCTTCTTCCAAGTCTTGTTGGCGGTCGTGTGAGAATTTACGAGAAGCAATATCGTCGGGATCAACAGTCTTGCCGTGCTTCTGCTTTTTCGTTTTACCTTTCTTCGTCTTCTTGCCTTTTCCTGATGGCGAAGAATACTCCAACGCAGCCTTTCGTTGCTCCAGCGATGCTATTTGGTTATCAATATTTTTCAGTCCTTTTGAATCTCCAACTTTTACTTCTAATCGTTTTGCCTTAAGTTTCTCTATTTTTTGAGAAATGGCATCAATTTGCGCTCCTACAGTTCCTATAGTCTTTACATTTCCTCCAGAAGTTTTTGTAGGAGTAATGATAGCAATCTTTTTTGCAAAAGATTTGATTTCTCTTTCGTTTTTTGCAATTGCATCGCGATGTCCCTTTTCCCTTTTCTGCCTGTCTTCGTACTCTTTTATAATAGGGTTCTTACTCCCTTCCGTACCACGTGCTACGATACCAGATTCCGTAAAGCCTGCAGCAAAAGAGGTCATTCTATGAGTGTAGGTCGTATTTTCTTGATGCTGATGCTTTGCGGTATCATACTTCCCTTTATTCTGACCTCTCCAGTCGCGATCAGCATTAGCATTCCTTTCATGCTCTAAGCTATCTTTTGTAAGACGTGTAATTTCGTCTTGGTAAGCCCTTGCCTTTGCTGCTGCCATAATTTCGGCAGTAAGAATTCTGTATTGTTCTGCTGCATTCCCAGCAAGTATAGCTTCAGTTGTAAGTTTGCCAAAGTAATCAGGGTATTGTTGTTTGAGTTGCTCCACCATTTGTTTACGTTTATCCATAGCAATGGACTGGTCTTGTGTAGCTTCATAGAGGGAGCGAAGTTTACCCGTTTCTTCTGCAGCACTTTCAGAAGCCTGTTTTTCCACCTGATTAAGTCTTTGTTGTGAAGCTGTAGCATCATCAGTTCGTTTGCGAAAAAGTAATAATGAACCTACTACAAGAGTGATGCCTCCAAACAAGAGTCCCCAAGGAGAAAGTTTAAGAACAACATTGAAAGCCTTTTGCAGGGCAATAGATGTTTTCATGGTTTTATTGAGAACAGCGTGTCGTAAAACAGACAGTTCTATCATAGCATTCTCAACTGCAGCAGCTGCAGCCTTGAGTTTACTGACAGCGACGGCACGGAGACTCCATAAGTAGGCTACTTTTTGTACTGCGACATAAGAAAGATAAGTCGCTGTGAGTAGTCCAACAGCTTTAACAAGTATCATCAATGTATCTCTGTGTTTCACAATATATGTTATGGCATTAATTACTCCTATTTGTATCTGTCCATAAATATCAGTGAACTCTTCTTTTATAGGCACTAAAGCTTTACCAAGTGAAAGCTGTGCGTTTTCCAAGTCAGCAGTACGTTTTGCTGCACGGTCGGCTGCAGAGATATAAGTTTCGCCTGCTTCTGCAAGATTCTTTTCTACGATAGAGGCAACACCTTTCATAAAGTCTCCCGTTTCTTTTGTCTTTTCAGAGATTTCAGCAGCAGACAGTCCGAGGTTGTCAAGAATCTGTGGAGACTGACGCCCAAGACCTGTAACGATGGAATCTACCATGTAATCGAGTTCCTGTCCAGTCTGCTGTGCTTTCAATTGAGCAAAAGAAAGATACTTGCCGAGGTCTTCGAGGGGAATGCGGAAGTCTTTTGCCTTTACGGCAGCCTTCATCAATTCTATATCAGACACCGTACCTTTGGTCGCATCGCGGAGCGTTTGAAGATAATCCTCCGTACCTATCTTTTCAAAAGCGCGAATGACACCATCAGCTGATTCTGCCATTCTGATGCCTTCAGCAGCAAACTCCTTTACCTTTTTGAGAGCCTTTCCTCCCAGTTCTGCAAAACGGATAAATAATTCACCACGGAAGAAAGACATGGTTTGTGGGTTGGTGTATTTTTCTACAAGGCTCTTTGAAGCATCAGAAAGTTCACCCATACGTTCCCTAACATCAGAGAGCCGGCTGGATAGCTTTTTCCAATCTTCTGGATCAATAGTTTTAGACGTGTTGTCAAGCTGTCGTTGAAGACTACGTGCTTGTTGACGTAGTTGTGCCATAGTGAGAGCATTGAGGTCAAGTGCTTTTGTCTCAGCAGCGATTTGCTGTTTAAGGTTTCGAATCTGCGTAGCATTCCTTCCATACTCCTCACGTCGTTGTTTCCACGAATCAGTATTCTTTTTCCCTGCAAGTTCGAGAGATTCCATTTGACGTTGGAGAGACTTGTTGCGCTCTCCAAGATTATCAATTTCCTTAGAGAACTTGCGAATATTCTGCTGTGCCTTGTCTGCCTTAGCATTTACAACGAGTGTAACTTCGTCTTCAGATAAATGTTTTGCCATAAATAAAATTGTCTGTTATTACCTTTTGCAAACAAAGGTAATAACAGACAATAAAGCTGGAAAGGACAAAACTATTTGTCTATCTGCTGAAAGCAAAGAGAAAAACAGGGATTCCTACGAGGGGAGTAAAGAGCATGCAACAACCAATGTAAATAAGGCAAGCTCTCCAGCACCAATCGTCAGCCTTTATAAAGAAAGGCATTGTTATCAACGTTATGATTATTTCGAGAAATATCCACATAGTTTTTGTTTTTAGTTCTTGCGACAAAGATAAACAATATCCTTGAAACGCACAAGTAACAGTTTGGTTATTTTTTTTCTATTGCATGGGACAATTGATTATGCAGAGAGTTGCGAACCTCGTCGGTAAACCCATAGCGTAGCTCTGGGAATACGTGTTTGTAAAGAATAGGCCATACAAGTTTATTATAAAGATTAGACTTTCCTTGTGCTCTTTTCCCTTTAGGTTTTCGATATTGAATATCAAGAAAACGAAGGTGCAAAGGAATAAACAAACGTAATTCATACGAACCACCAGAGATTTGCTTTGAAGAAGCTCCGCTTTGAGCAAAGCGTTGAAGTTCGCCTGAACGTACCTGAAAGACAGATACGGCTGGTCGCCATGCTGCATAAAGACGATTGACAGCATCTGTCATTGTGTTATGAACGAATTTCTTTCGTATAAGGCTTTCTGTAATCATAAAGCAAAGATAGTTGGTTTATTAAAGAGTTTAAAGGACGAGGAACAGCACGCTTCACAGCGCACTGCCCTCTTTATTTGAAAATGTAAAAAAATTATTTTTCACGGAACATCCACTTGAACTCTAACCCTTGTGATCCACGGCGATTGCAGAAATCGAAACCTGCATTGCGGAGAGCAGAGAACACCTCTGTTGGCGCAACTTTTGCCGATGGATCGATTTCCCTGATGGCATTTACCACTTCGGCAGTAGAAAAGAAATGAGTAGCATCGGCTGGCGTTGGGGCAGGGGCGTAAGTCTTCTGCAATGCAGCTATATAGATACTGATGTCGGTTATTGGTTGTTCGGTGTTATTTTCTTTATTGCTCATATATTGAAAAATTTAAATTAAAAATTCAGTCCATCTACTTCCTCTGGGCTTTCAGGGCAGAGGGCATTGAGTGTTTGCAAATCGTTTTTTAGGGCACGGATACTTTGCAGCATTTTGAACGTGCCTGGACGTGGCTCTCCTGTAGCTTCGACAAAGGTGCCGTTGCAGTCGGAGAAAATTTTATTCTCTATATCTTCCAATGTGGCAAGATATCCGAGGAAAAATCCACCGCCCACCATTTCGTTAAGGGCTGCAATGGTGTCTTGACTGACGTAAGTCAGTGTCTGATTCATTGGTCTGCTCATACTTTGCCTCCTTTCTTGTCTAAAAAAGATTGAAATTCTGTCAATGTATTGATAATCCTTTCGAGTTCCTCCAAATTATTTCCCCACTTATCCATCAGTGAACATTGCCGTGATGTGGCTTCTCCGGAATCATGAATATCCTTGTAATGCCGATACATATGCGACGCTTTATTGATATTTCGTTTTACTTTTGTTCGTATGGATTTCAGTAGTCCCGGGAGTAAAGAAAATTCTCCCATCGGGATAAAAAGCCCAGTCTCAGCCTTGAACCCGTAGACAGAAGGGTCTTGTAAAATCTTCATTTTTTGCCTCCTTCCTTATCTGACTTGTTTACACGATGAACAAGATAACCTGCACATAATACAGATATTAGTGCGGTTGTGGGGTGTTGTTCCACACATACTGCAGTGAAGCCCATGCACAAAGTTACAAGATTGATGCGAAGTGCCAAACGACGAGTTACCGTAAACTCGCAGATACGACTGTAGAACTCGCTTTTAGCGTCGAGCCAAAGATTAATAGACTTGATTTTGCGCTGTATCGTAGCACGTACGTCGATAGGCTGCTGTTCCTTTGCAGAGTTCTCGAATTCGATTACTTGTTGCATATTGCACTCGGTTTTGACATTGCCCAGAACCGCTGGGTACGGATACAGAAAAAGCGGATGCTCTTCCTGTTCGTCAAAACCGAGATTTCTCCACAAGGGCTAAATCACATAGAAGGCATCCGCCATATCCTCGTTGCAGTGGTCTGCAATATGGGCATAAAAATAAGCCCATCGAAGTTTAATAAGTTCGGGGCTTGATATCATCTTGCCCTTGTTTGAGAACATTGTTCTCGGTTTTGACAGTTGCAAAGATAGGAAGTATTTTTGTAACTGCCAAATAAAAACACAAGTATTTTTGCGTGGCGCAAATCATTTTTAATGATCTTGATTGACAGGAACGTCAGGAGAGTCAAGCTCTCCTCCCAGTTCTCGATAATATTGATATGCCTTGATAATATTATTTATTTCTTCAGAGGATATGGTTCTCGTAGTATATTCTTCAAGGTTAGCAACCTTCATTTTAACTTTACTCCCGACCTTTAATGAGTCTAAAAACTCGGCAGCATAAGCTGATGGTATATCATAATAATTCCCTTTATAAGATTCGTGCGCCATATAAGACTGAATAATAATATCTACAATTTTACCATCTATATTGAATTTAAACATGATAGTTCCGTCAATCTTCTTTTCTTCTGAGTTTTGGATAACCAATCTGAATTTTTCAGCTTTATCATTATTTATTTCAAAATATGACCACAAATAGTCTTTCTGAAGAGAATTTGGTTTGTTTTTGGGATAAATTATTTTCGGTATCCCACTTGTAAAAGAATCTCGTTCGATTATATACTCCTTGGCTAAATTGGAATAAATAGAGTCGAATTGACGTTTTTGATTTTCCGATGCAACTTGTTGCATGGTCTTACCTTTTTCACAAGCACATAGTGATAAACATGTAACGAAAAAAAATAGATGTAATTTCATAAAATCTTTAGTTAATATTTTTGGGTCAAAGGTACAAAAAACGAATAATAACGCAATAAAAATGAAAAGAAAAAGCCCCTGATGTATCACACACCAGAGGCTTCGAGTCTTTTATATAATGAAAAACTGCGCTTCTCAGAAGGAAGCCACTTGTAATTCCGCCTTGATTTCGTCCATACACGCCGCTAAGCGTTCATAGGTCTTCTCACCAGCATTCTTGATACCGCTACTATACTGACGCATCAAGGACGGATTGATGCCTGCTCTTTTGGCAATCTCGGTAACATTGAGAAAACTAAAGTAATTGAAGAATGACTGTAAGTCGTATTTATAAACAAACTCAACGGCTGGCATGCTTTTGCCTTGTTCCTCTAAATCCTCTTTTGCCTCCTGATAGCAGTCCATTAAGTCCTGCTTTGCCTCTTCTACAGTAGCACCACATGAATTGAGCCCTACACCAGCAACATCTTCATTAGTCCTACACCAATAGTTTCCATCAGAAGCTTGCTCTACAATAATCATAACCTTTTGCATTGATATGTCTTTTTAATTACTGATTCTATGAAAAAGAGTCCTTAAATTAAATGAATAAAGAGGAATTAGGAAGATGTTTAAAAGTTGTTGGGGTCAAGCCCCAACTAACTTTTTAAGGATCTTCTGCGCTGTGCCAGTGGCGACCTCGCTTGCATGTCGTGGCACGAACTCGGATTTCCCTGTCGTAGGGTTCATCCATTTGTCGTGCTTCTTACCATGTCGAGACAGGATGCATCCAGCATCTCTCAGTCTTCGTTCTAATTCACTCAGTTTCATTATATAAAAGAACTCTTTGTCTTAATGACAATGCAAAGGTAACAAAAAAGTTATAAACCACCAAATAAATAAGTAACTTTTTTGTTATATACCTAAACATTTTCGTGAATTAACGAAATTGATAACTATTGATAACCACTTCGAGCATCTCGGAAATGGTTACACCATTTTTTATTGCTAATTGCGTTAACCGCTCTTTGGCTTGTTCGCTCACTCGTGAGCTGAGCGGAACCTTTCCTAAAAATTTACGCCCAGCGTTAGGACGGGCGCCACCTCTATTATCGCTCATGTCTATTACCTTTAATTAAAAATTCAGCTGCCTTACGCAACGAGTCTGCAAGACTTCCAGGCGTTACCTTGGACTCTTGAATTTCCAGTCGCCACCGTGGTCCTTTTCGACGATATATATAACACTTCGTTTCGTCTTCACTAACTTCATATCCGTAGGTCTTATTGAAGCACTTGCTACCGTGATGACGAGCTGCCCACTCTCCCATAGCACCCACAATGTGAGCGAGTTCTTCTGCGGAGGCAGAGCTATCTTCTAAGAGATTCACTTTCTGACTCTCATTAAACAAGCCGTCCTCAAATGTTATAACAACCTTATTCTCCGTATCTGTCAGCACCCACCCATCGGGGCGAGTGCTACTCTTTTGCATTACATATTTGTTCATACCTTATAAATGTGTGTGGTATGCTATACCGTTGTTATAATTTACATTGAAATGTGCACCTGTCTTCTTGCACGTTAGTACTTCAAGATGTGGGGCTACTCTGTCATTGTAGCCTCTATGGGTAAAGAAAACTCTGCCATCTTCTATCTCCACCAAACCTTGACGGCAGCAGTTGCCACTGTTCACAACTTGTTCTGCGATCTCTCTATCAATGCCATTTCTTTCTTTACAAGACCATTGATGTAAGTTACCTCTACATAACCTGTAGACTTGGTGATAACCTTTGTAATTGTGCCTTCCTGGTTCTTTTTGTTGAAGACCTTAGTTCCGAGATTGATTTTAGAAGTTGTCATGTTGTTTACAGTTTTTACGGTGTGTCTCATTGGCATAAAAAAGCCGTAACAGTACAAGAACTGCTACGGCTGTAAAGAACGAGCTGGAGAGGGGTTATTCTATGGATACGAAGCCGTGGGTGATAAGGTCGGCAAGGAATGCAGCAGGGCTGTCGGTACTGACAAGATAGCCTTCGAGTTCCTGAAGGCGGAGGGCGAAGCGTTGCATGTATTCCGCATCTGTACCCTCGCTGTCGAAACGGCTGCCTGCGTGAAGCTGGCGGAGGAACTCCTCGGGGCTGTATGCTACAATTTTGTGGTTGTCTCCTTTAATGCGGTAGATTTTGATTTTTGGTGCATCTACTCGGTGATGTTCGGGGACTAAATTATGAGGAAGTCGGCTTTGTTGCTTTGCTTCGTTCATAATAGTACCAAAGAGATCTTTTGGTGAGATGGTCGGCTTTTGCTGACCATCTCTTGTTTCTATCTTAATTTTTCTCATACTGCTAATTTCTTTGTTCTTATCTTTAGGTAAAGTTTTTCGCTTTCGGTAAGGAAGGGTATGTTCTGAAGGGTTGTGCCTGCCTGCACCTGTCCTTGCTTTGCAAAGGTAATCATTTTTGCGAGAAAATGTATCCAGGCAGACATTTTTGTGAAGTTGGTGGAACCTCCGTGCTGGCGGAACTCTACTGTGCGGTGGCGAGTGTAGGCTTCGAGGTTTACCTTGTGGTAGCGGTTGTGAGAGAAAGCTGCTCTAAGGTCGCTAATATTAGAAGCTCGGTTGATTTTTACCTCTGAAATGGTGGTAAGAGTCTTGCAGTAATGGTTGTTGCGTCGGCTGCGTGGCATAAAGTTGTCGATAACACCTTCAAGGCGTTTGTAAGTAAGAATGAGGTTTTTCCAAGTTGCGAGGTCGAATTCTGCTGCGTCCATGTGGACGTGAAGTCCGCAGGTGTCGTTTACTTTGGCGTTGCAGAGGTCGAGCACCCAGCAAACCTTTTCGAGTTCCTCGAGCCCCTGTTCTCCATGCAGAATTGGGCTTACCAATTCGAATGTGTTGTTTCCTGAAAGGCTGCTGTCTGTAACCAGTTTCCAATGGTCGGTGTGGTCGGTGTGGTTGTAGCCTTCTACCTGTACGTTTATTCCTGCTGCGGTAAGCTCGCGTGCCAGGCGTTCGCGTGTGCAGTTGCAGGCTTCAATCTCCACTCCGAAATTGCGGTTGAAGGTGTAGTCGATTACTGGGGCGATGGTTGCTGCTGTTTGTGCTGCTGTGTTGGTTAAGCCCTGCATCATTCGCTTGTAGACGTTTTGCACAAATCCGTAGTTTCCGTTTGCCACGAGGTCGGCAACCTGTCGGCGTGTTAGTCCGAGTGCGAGAAGTTTCTGTATCTTGGAAGTTTTTGTTCCGTTTTCGTTTAGAATGCTTTGAATTTGCTCGTTCATAATCTTTGTTTTTAAATTGTTCTTTATTTTTATTGTACTGCTAAGGTAACACTATAAGTGGGAACACGCAAGTACTACAGCCTTTATAACCAGTGGTTTAGCTTTGTTTATCTTGTGCTAAAGCGTGATAAAAAGAGCCACCACGATTTACGTGATGGCTCAGCGAAACAACCTAAAAACTAAAGAAACGTGAGAAGAAGATTTACTTTGTGAATTGGTAGAATTTTCCGTATGTTAGCCGGGTGTGTGGGTTGCGTGATATGATGTCCATTCTGACCTCCTTACAGCCATAGCGAAAGAAGAGGAAGCGTTTGGGCACTCGGTGGACCATTATATCAAGCGTATCGGTGGCTGTTATTGTGCCTTGGAATAGCGAGTCGGACACGCATCCTGTTATGGTTAGCCATGGGTCGGACCAGTTGAAGCATTTTAGTGTGTCGGGTATATATTGTGTTATTGTGTCGTGGAGGGTTGGTAGTGCGACTATTGGTTGTTTTATGATGGGTGCTACTATGTTTGCCGACATGGTGGTTCCGGCTGACGAAGCTAAAGATATTCTACTTGCTTTTATGCCTACTTGTTTTGCTACTTTTGCAAGGGTGTCGCCACTTTTTTTAAATTCTGTTGCTGTGAGTGTTACTGCTGGTGCTGATAGGTGGCTGTTGCCTGTTGATGTTTGTGTTATTTCTACTTTGCCGTTGTGTAGCAATATGTTTTGGTTTTCTTCGAGGCGGTCGCGGTCGGCTTTCATCTTGTTGTATAGATGAACGGATACTGATAGGCTGCAGGCGAGTGTTACTATTATGCCTATGAGGATATAGGTGAGTGGTATTTTTTGTATCATAGTTTTTTATTTTTTTACGTATTCTCCGTTGTCGTTGAAGTCTTTCAGCCGTTTGATGAACGATGTTGGAAGTATGGGATATATTGCTTGCATGTTTTCGATGCATGAGAAGCATTCTCTTACGAGCATGAACACGCAGAGGTAGGTGCTTATCCATTGCGTTGCTCCTACTATGGAGCCTTGCACGGTGGTGTTTGCTAACACGTTGGATAGTATTAGTAGGCAGATGTATATGCCTATCTTTTTGCCGAACTTGGAGAAGAAGCTTCCGCTTGATGCGTCTTTGTGCATCAGGTGTTTCCATACTCCGAGTATGGTGTCGAGGGTTACGGCTATTGCTATCCATTTTGCAAAATCCCAGTCTTGATAGAAGTACCGGGAGATGTCTGCCACGATGGACAGGGGCAGGGATACGATTGATATCATTGGTATTCTTTTCATTATGTGAGCGTTTTTGATTTCTGTATGCAAAATTACTTTATTCGGTGTTTTTTGCAAAGGACTTGTATTGTTGGTGTATTTGTAGGGTGTCGGGGGCTACGCACGATAGCATTAGTGTCCAGCCAACGGAGTGTAGTTCTGTGGCTACGAAGGGTACGTATTCGGCTCGGGCGAGTTCGCCTCGCGATAGCCATTCAATATCTCCCCTGTCGGCATCGGCGAGCATGGCTGCGTGTACTTTTGATAGTAAGGATAGTGTTTTGTCGGAGGCGAGCATGTGTTCGGCTGCGTCGCTTCGGTTGGGCATTTTGAAGGCTACGGTTACGGCTAAGCGTTGGGTTAGTTCGTAGGTGTTGTGGTTGTTGGCTGTCATTGACATTTCGCCATAGTCTACGAAGAGGAACGAGCCTATGCATTTGTCGATGCGTGCTTGTAGTTCTTCGAACGATTGTCCGTACACGTAGTTGTCTATTTCGGGTACGCGCGACGTTTGGGGAAGTTGGCTTAGTTCTGCCACGAGTGTATTGTAGCTTTCGAAGTTGCTTTTGCCGTTGGTGAACATGGCGAGTATGCCGTTTCGCGATGGGTATTGTGCGAAGTATAGGAATTGTTCTTTTATCATTGTTGGTTTGCTTTAGGGGTTTGATGTTTTTATATCTATGGATGTACGGGCGTAGATCTATGGATATACGAGTGTAGATCCATAGATAGAGGGGTGGGGCTTAGCTGTCTACTATTTCGTTTATTATGCTAACGGGTAGCCCTACCTCGTTGCTTATTTTTACTTTGTCCCAGCCGAAGCCTTTCATATCGCGTACGGCATCGATGGTTTTCTTGCGCAGCACCTTCAGATAGGTTAGTAGGTTCATCTGTTCTATCTGTCGCGAATCGCCAAGTCCGTCTTTCGACAGGTCGTAGAGTGCGTCTGATGCGTCGGTGGTGATGGGGTGTTCGGGCTTGAGCTTGAATTTGGTGAGTAAGGAAAATGCTGTTTTATTGAACAGATAATTGTTGAAGGCTTGGAAGTTGAACGATATAGCGGTGAGCATCTCGAGTGGTAATACTTCGAATTCTTTTGCCAGTGCGTGTGCGTGTTCGGAGTTGTATTCCTTTTCGGGGTAGTAGAGTATGGCTGCTATTAGTGGTAGCGACTTTTCGCCTTGTTCTATTAGCGAGCGTGCTTCGATGTATTGTAGTGCTGTGAGCGAACATGTGAGCGAACCATAGTCTTTTTGTATTTTGTAGGCGTGGTAGGTGCGGTTGTTTATGCTTACGGTGGGTATGAGCTGGGCGCAGAAACAGAGGTCTACAACGTATTGATACTCTAAACGTCGCAGCACACGTGCAATGGGAATGTTCAGTCGGAATGGGTCTACCCTACGGCAAAGCTCGTAAGTTTCCTTGCTCACATTCTCCAGCACCTCGTTGTTATCGGGGTACTGGATAAGGAACAGAAAGGTGAGCTGTTCGGATATAGCTATAAGGTTTGCCACTTGTTCTTCGGTGCGAAAACGTCGCTTCTGCCATTTCATTATTCTGCAAAGATGGTTGATGCGCACTTCGCCTGCCGACAGCTTTCCTGCTGCCATTGCCAGTAAGTCGGTAACCAGACTAACGAACTGCTGTTCGGTCATACCTTCCCAGTTGTTGGGTATGCGATGTATTTCGCCTTTATATACGAGTTCTATATCTTTCATGGCAGCATAATTATTTTATCGTCGGGGTTGTTGTATGCCGAATAAGAACTGACGTCGGCAGTGGTGTCGGTAGAGAGCAGCGTGTCTACATTGAGCAGGAGCTGTTCTGCCTCTCGGTCGAGTCGGTCGGCTAATGATAGTGCTGCGACGAGTTCGTCTTTGCCTGAACGCGAAGCATGGCTTTCGTCGAAAAGGTTGCGTATGGTAGGAGGGAACTCCAGTATATCGAAACGACGCAACGACTTGGCAATGGTCTTCTTTGCAAGGGCAAGATATAAGGGCTGCTCTATACGCGAGGCGTTCTCTTCGGTTATTTTATCGAAGTAAACAGCCAGTTGCTCGTCTAAAGTTTCCTTTTGCAGAGGAACAAGTCTGAAGAAGAAGAAATATGACAGGTCTATTGGGAAAATAGTGTCGAACACTTCTGCCGAACGTATCCTGCACTTCTGCAAAGTGTTGTTGTAAGGCGTATCCTTCCATAGCCGTGCAGGTTCGCCTTCGGCATCGGTAGAGAGTAATGCTACTATCGTGTCAATAGCGTTGTAGTAATTCTCCATATACGAACGACGCATCGCCTCTATTTCGTACTTATAAACATCAACATCGTTTTTGCGCCTGGCAATGCTATCGAATACCAGCTGCTGCGCCATCGTAAAGTTAGCAATAGCTGTTCGCAAAGCCTCTTTAAGTTCAGTGTCCTCCTGCAAGTTGAGTATAGCCTTGAACACTGAAGTAGTAAGAATGGTTTCCACACGCTTGCGAGCCGAATTGCCTGAAGGCTGCAAATCCTGCAAGTCGATATTTGTTTCTACGCCAGGAGCATAACTGCTGAAGGTGGCGAGATTGCCGAATAGTTCTTTAAGTATTTTCATGCTTGTTGGTTGTTTAATCGGTCCTTAGGTGATATGTCTTCCTGTCGCTGGGGCACTTCGCGATAGAAGCCTATACGATAACCTTGTTTATAGAGGTTAGGGAAATTCAGCTTCAGAGCAATATTGAAAGGCTCGGCACAAATTTCGTCTTCGGGAGTGAGCGACATTATATAAATGAGATAGTTGTAGTACGAATCAGAACCCGACTTGCTTATAACGCCGTCCTTGCTCACTGCAGAAATGGAAGCATCAAGTCCTACCGAAGACAACAACGCTTCCTCCGTGCGCTTATCGTAGGCAATAAGCGAATCGATATATTCCTTATATTTAAGGTCTATCGTTTCAATCTTCCACTGCTGCTCGTGTCCAGAAGCGTCCATGAACGATATGGAAGAATAAGCCTTGCCTTGGTTCTCTGCACCACTAAGATAGTCGCCAATCTTGCGCAGCTCCAATCGCATGTATTCCACCAGCAACGATTCTCGATACTCCGTGCCAATTTCAATGCCATTGTATTTTACCAGGTCCTTATCTTTCGATTTGCGCAACTTGTTCTCTTCACAAAGTTTCGTAAGCTGCGAACGCTTGCTGTTCACCCATGCGTTAGGTATGATGATGTGTATCTTGGCTGCCAACGAGTTTCGTAAGAACGAATTGATGTAAGTAGCCGTACTATTGCTACCCAATATATATGGACGTGCGCCCTGGTGTGTTTCATTCACACCATAGAACTCGTCTACCGATTTCTCGCGATGGTGCGATACGGCTGCATAAAGATAATTGTCAACTTCCGACAATGCGAACTTAGGGTATATCTTGTAATTGCCTAAGCCGTACGACCAACGCCCCACAGCTATATGGCGGAAGTCGCTGTAACTAATCTGTTCGTAGGCAATATCCTGACGAGTGGTAGCAAGACGGCAGTGCTTGTTCTCTAAAGGCTCTATACCAGCAACAGGCATCATACCTAACCTCTTGCCACGTGCAAAGCGGAACTTGCAGAAGAAGTCTCCGAAGTAATAGAAGTTCTTTATATTCGTCTTGGCAAACTCCTGTGCAGTACTCTCCATACCTCGCTCCTGCCAAGAGTTCATCCATTCGTCCCATTCAGGCAGTGCAGTGTACTCACGCTTCATCTTGCCATCTTCCACTGTCTGCATATAGGCACATGGTCCATTACCATACAGCATCTTAATCTCCTTACTATATAAGCGAGGCAGCAGGCGGTTCTGCTTAATCTCTGTCGTTACTTCATCGCAAAGATTATTATTCACACCACGCATACACACCTGATAACCATTAACACTAAGCCACTGGTGTTCGTGAAGGTACGACCTATTCTCCTGTGGAATAAGCATACCAGCAGTGTTGAATAGCTGTTGCCCCTCTCCAATCTGAAAGGAAAGCACATTGCCATCTGCAATATAATTACCAGCATTGCCGTATAACTCTATTCTATCGTTCATAACCAATTTATCTTGTGAAGTTTATATCCATCGTTAGGAAAACCCATGTATCTAATAAGAATACGATAACACATCTTAGGATTGCCGTCTTCGTCCTCGAAAAGGAAATAATTCTCTGCATCAACCGAAAATCTATCCTGTGGCAGCTGTGTTCTATACTTGCAGTGCTTCTTCACCGTCAAAGTATCTCCAGCCATACCCTGCGACCTCGAATAAGGAAAGAAGCAGAGCGTGAAGTCCCCTTCAGGTAGCTTGCTTATCTCCCTTGCCCACTGCATTGCATTGATGCCGTCTATTTCGATAGGTTTCTCCCTTGCCCACTGCATTGCATTGATGCCGTCTATTTCGATAGGTTTCTCCATTATTTGCGAAATTACTTATATTTTGTACAGGAACAAAGGACGACCAACTCCCCCTCCTGTCATATTTCCAGCCTTTTCGAGGTCTGCACCGCATTATCAAAAATCAGCGGTGCGTCCTGAATTGCGTCGTTTGGTCATTTTGATTTTTCATTTTTAAAATATAATATATTGATTTTCAGAAAAGTAACATTTTTACCTATGTAAATACCCCTCGTTATTGCCTTGTTTTGGACATTTTTTATACTCGTTTTTGGACTTTATAGGGGGCTTATATTGCTATATTTTCGGGTAAATCGTCCGGATAACTGCTTAGTTCTTTCTTTATAAGGTCAGAATAAAGACCATATAAAAGGTAAATCATTGCACTTGGAAGCTGTGTTGTCAGTCCTGGACGACGTTTTAATTCTGTTTTCTTCTCACTTGATTTATCAAGCTCGATTTTGCCGTTCGTTTTCTTCAGCGGACTGATAAGAATTGCACTGCAAAGGTTCTGACATTCATTCTCATCGATACGCACCTTAGGAAGCAAGGGAAGTTTCTCGGCAAAGAGCAACTGGCACAGGCGGAACTGCTGCCAGTGGTAAATAGTAGGTGCGCCATCGTTATAGAGAAAAACAGAAAAGCCATAACTCTCCAAGGCTGCCTTCATTGTCAGCGAGTCGGTCGTTATTTGCTCCAATTCTTCCCTTGTTTTGTTTCCTGCACGGTCGGGGTAGAGGTGTATAACCTTGTTCACTGCGTCGTTGCCAAAGAACGAATACACCTGTTGTGCAAGGTTCTGCTGGTCGTCGGGTATATATGCCCAAAATTCCTTAATAATATCGAAGCGACTGCCGTACTCCTTTTTTTGTCCGACGATAAGCGATTGAAAATTACCAGGGTCGTAACCTATGTACAGAGGTTCGCGCTTATCGTAGTGACGAAGATAGCGCGCTGTGAGCGTGAAGTGGTCTTTAAGGTTCTGCTTCAATATTTGGTCGTAAATGTAGCTGTCCTTGAATTGGTGTCGCTCGTGGTCGTAGCTTGTAAAGAACTTGTTGGTAACTTCCTTATGGCGAATGGCACAGATGGCGGTGAGGAACTCGTCCATATCAAGGGTATCGAGCTGCGTCTTGAAGAACTTCGGACCGAGTATATCCTTGTTACAGAACGAAGATGCTCGTATATAATAGATGGCATTGCGTCGCATATCGGCAATACGTGGTTTCCACCGGGCGATAAAGGCATTGAGTTTTTGGTTTTCCAAGCGTATCTTCTCTATTGTTACTGGGTTCTTCGTGTTGCGCAATTCTTGCTGGAGCATGAACTGCTTGTACAGTGTTTGGTTTATGGCAAGCGACACAGAAGCTATCTCCTCGATAAGTCTTGTGTCCATCTTGTTTTCGTAGTCCTCAAACCAATCATCTTCACCAAGGTCTACACGTGCAGTATCACTCACACCGGTAACACCTTCATAGTAGGCTGACTTGCGAATTTCAGCACCACCACCACGAAGCGAAGGAAAGAGTCGCGACTTTAGTTTCTCTCCGCTGTTGTGTTTCATTTCCTCGACGAATGCATGCACGGCATTTCGACCGGCAACACTCTCGGGCTGGTCGGAAGACACCAGCTGCAGGTGCGCACCGTTTCTGAATATGACCGAGTGCTTAGCGTAGGCAATAGGATAACGTGGCTGACGAAAGTGTGAAGGCAGCTTTGCCTCTCCCACCACATAATCGATGCCATACTCAAGCATAGCCCGCTGCTTGCCATTTACGATAACAGGACGCGAAAACGATGCCTGAATGTTTGGCCACACGTTGGTCATCAGTGCCACGTATGTTTTGTGAACAAGGAATGATAGTTCGCCCGGCATATCGTTTGTCACACGAATAAGCCGTGGAACTATGACACCTTCGGTCTTACCCGTGGCACGCGCCCATTCAGCATAAAGCATATTGGGGTCGATGATGTTTGCAAGCAATTGCACACGGTTCATGTAGTAGTGCTCAAAGTTGAGCATACTGTTTTCATTTATTTCTTTTTCAGTCATTCGGAATCTCCTCCATTATTTCTGCTTCTTGAATATCGGCATCTCGCAACAGGCGTTTCTTTTCTTTTGTTTCTATAGGCAACGAGTCGATAAGCGTAACATAGAAGCCTTCATTATGCTTGGCTGCTATTTCCTTTAGGCTTTTCTTTGAGAATCCGAGTTCCTCGGGTGTCAATTCAGGTGTTATCAAGAATTGAACTCCCAAATCCCTGTCTGCTTCAGCTATTTCAGAAGCTCTGCGACGGCATTCCAAAGCAGCATCGTAGCAGCTTTTCATACCTTTGTAATCGCCAGTAGAACCACACAGTTTGGCAAGGTCTTCATATTTGTTGGCAAAATTGCTTTCCCAAACTTTGATAGGAACATTGCAATCAACCTGAAAATAGTTGATTGCCTGATAAATCCTCTCCATACAAGTGCGCTCTTCTATTTTGATACGCTGCTCGGCATTGATACGTAGCTTTAGTTTTTGAGCTGCCCTTGTAATATTACGTTCATATTCGAAAATCTCCGCAGACCATTGCAATTGCTGCAGAAATAATCTCACGTCTTGCGGAATACCCTCACATTCTCCACCTGTCAAGAATGCGGATATAAGGTCTGGGTGAATGGAATCTAATTTCTCAATTTGACTTTTCATATACCAAATAAATTCATGCGCAGGTCTTTCTCTTCACGTTCGTTCTTACGTTCTTCCAGCAGAGTTATAGCATCTATCTCTCCTTTCTCTGCCTTCTTAGCGAGTTCTGCGTCAATATTATATTCACCAAGCGCACGTCCTTGATGATAGGCTTCGCAATAAACATCGCCAGGCGTGTTTATGCGATACAACAAGGTCGTGCGCTTGGTTCCTTTCAGACCGAGCAACCTGCAGATACGTTCGGGCGTATAACTCAACGCTCCGAACGTTCTTACTTGATTTATATACTCATCTGACAGTACTTCTTTTTTGATTAATTCTGACATAGAATAATCTTTTTGGTTTCATCTTCAGAAAGAACAGCCCCGTCTCTTTCCAACAGTACTGGCTGCTGTGGAAACATTGCCATGAATCTGCGTACAGTTGCAGCAACGTATTTCGGGTCTATCTCCATGCCATAGCCTATACGGTCCGTTTGCTGGCAAGCCATAATAGTGGAACCTGAACCAGAGAACAAGTCCACAACGACATCACCGTTCTTTGTACTGTTTGTTATCGGATATGCCATGAGGGCTATAGGCTTCATCGTAGGGTGCAGTCTGTTGGCTTTTGGCTTGTCGAAATTCCATACCGTTGTCTGCTTCCTGTCAGCGTTCCAAAAATGGGCAGCACCTGTTTTCCAGCCATACAGGCAAGGCTCATGCTTCCACTGGTAGTCCTGACGCCCCATGACGAATGTATCCTTCACCCAAATACAGCACTGGGCGATTTTGAAACCAGCTTCTCGTATGGCGCGACGGAAATTCTCGCCTTCAGAGTCAGCATGGAAAACATAGAAAGAACCTCCAGGCTTCACAATGGAAAACATCACATTGAAGACTGATTGCAAAAAGCGAAGGAACAAATCATTTTCCATTGAGTCATTCTGAATGGTGAGTTTACTTTCTCCTCCACCTTCATAATTAACATTGTATGGAGGGTCGGTAAGTATCATGTCAGCCATTCTGCCATTCATCAGGGCGATGACATCTTTCTTTGCACGGCAATCTCCGCACATCAACCTGTTGTGTCCCAATCGGAATATATCTCCAGGACGGGCAAATAACTCTCCTTCGTCATCTTGCGGAGCAATATCAACAGTATCCTCCTGTATATCCGCAATTTCAGCATCGGAAGAGAATAGCTTTTCTCCACCTATAGAGAAATCGGTCTGCTTTACCTCGTATCCGAGGTTAAACTTAGCAAGTTCATCTCCATTGATGTTGTATTTTGTGAAAAGCAGCGTATCCGGATTCTTTTCGGCAAATTCGGAGTTATAGGCAGCTATCTCTTCCACTGCCTCACGCTTGTTGGAAGCCTGAATTTCCTCGTATGGAATTTCAGGAATGCGGAAGCCGTAGGAACGAAGCCTGAGCAGAGCCTTCCTACGCTGATGGGCATCAATGATCCACAACTTGCCGTCAGGGTCTTTCCACACTTTGAATGAATACTTGAAGCCACGTGTGATGATAAGCATCTGCAACTTCGATAATTTGTCTTCGTCTGGCTTTTTAAAGTCTTCTTGAAGTTCGATAAAAGAGTCCAGCGGGGCAGTAGGAAGATTGCCCAAATTAAAAACTTTTATACTATTTTCCATTATTACTATTTATTTATTTTGTTGTTCAAGAACCATCTTAAATAGTTTTTCACGTTCCCGATGCCGTTCGAGGTTCTTGAGGTCATCAGCACGGCGGTTCTTGCGGTCGGTGCGTTTTATGTATGAGCGGTAACGCTTGATGTTGTCGAGCACGTTCTTGTGCTGACGCAGGAACTCGGCAGGGTCGGCTTTGAGTAGTTTCATGAGTTCTGCTATCTCTGAGCGTCCGAAGAGCAGTGGGTGCTTGCAGATAAACTTGCCCGTGTCGTTGAACGATTGCAGCTCGGCGAATGCCTGAAGATTACGTATGCGCAATTCTGCCATATCAGCTACTGCCTGCGCATTACGCTCTTTCTCCAGCAGTTCGTCGAGCTGCTTCATCTTGCGATAAGTGTTGATGCGGTCGTTATAGAGAACTGTTGCCATCTGCACGTCCGCATCAGCAAGGTTTTCCCAGTCTATTTTCGGGTACTCTTCTTCTTTTTTTTTGGAGTAGCAGGCTTCTTTGGTTGATTGCCTTTTCCTTCTTCGGAAGAGTTATCCACAGAGTTATCCACATTATCGGTTTCTGCACCAGTATCCTCTGATGGGGTGTCGTTATCTTCACCATCTGTTGGAGTACTGTTACCATCGTCATCTGTCGGAGTACCGCTGACTTTTCCATCTGCTGTATGTTCGTTGTCAGCTTCTTTTGCTGCAAAGAACTCGCGACGATTTCGTACGATTTCGTCGTGTTCACAAACGTCGAGCAATGCAAACAGAATATCTTCTGAATTCTTCTCGGGTGCATGGTCGAATCGTACAAAGTCGGTGCTTTGTGGATTCTTCTCGTGCAGCAATGCGAGGTCGGCTTCTACAGCAAGTGGATTAACAAGCTGGTTGAAGTGAATAAGCTTTTCTCTTGTACTATACATAGTTTCTTATTTTAAGTGAAGAGAGCAGAAAAACAGACCGCCGTCCTTCTGCTCTCTGTAGCGTGTTATACTCCTGTACGAGAGACTTCGACAAGTGTAGTTGTGTCAAGAACACGGAGCGTAATAGATGCACCTTCCTTTGCCGTCCATGTGGCACCGTCTTCGAGAACGAAGGTTGAGCCGTCGGCAATAGTGGCAGGCTTATCGGTACCAGCACCGATAAGGGTAATGTATCGTCCCTTGTCCGCCTTGGTAAGACCCGATACGCTTGCAATGGCTGCTGCGCCTGTTGTACCATTGGCGATTTTGTAGGTATTGGCATTTGCCTTAATGGTAATGCTTGTAGCTCCAGCAGCCACTTCTCCAGCATCTACTACGGCAGGATTACCAGTATAGAGGAGTGGTAGGTCTACAGAATTACGCTTAAAGGTGAATGTTCCATAACGACCGTCCTTATCGTCTTTGACCTCAGTATTGGCAAGGATAATAGGACGCTCGAGTTCACCAAGGATATACCAGTCGGAAGACTTAACGTGCTTGTAGAAAAGAATGAACTTTCCACCACTGTACTCTTCTATAAAATTATACAAGTTCACACGGGCACCACCCATGATGAGAACGAAACTATTTTCACCAGAAGTAGTAATATCTCCCTTTTCTGTAGTTCCTGTAAAGGATGGTATATCATGCGCCTCAAAGTAATGAGGTATTTCGCCTGGTTTTAAAGGTATAGGTGCAACTTCGCGTTGTGCATTGGGCTGTGGGAATGGCTTTGTGCGGTCTATTTGATCAAGTGCCACAAGGTAAACTATATAGGAAATAGCAGAACCATGCGTATCACGGTCAGACACATCATCGATATGTCCTACCACAGCCATAGAGGCAAATGAAACCAAAGAGCCGGTAGCCCCGAGTAAAGAGTAATCGAGTAATGCTGCAAGGAGCATTGCGAAACCAAACACTGCAAATGTTACCATGAACATTCTGCGAGCTTGACGGTCGGCGTAATTGAACCCCTTGTTAGGGTTGTATGCACGGCATCTTTTCTGAATTTTTGTTCTTATCATTTCTTTTTTTAAATTTTGCGGGGAGCAGTAGAAAACTCCCCGCGGTGAAACAATATCTATATACTATTAAAAATGGATTCCTAATTAGCGACCTCCAGGAACGTTAGGCTGGAGGTTCTTGTTGATTGTGCGTTTACCTCCTACGCAGCGTTCCAACTCACGGAAGTTACCATCGTTGCCAAGAATCACCATGATATAGTCGCCTACCTCTGAAGCATTAAAAGCTGCAGTGAGATTAACAAACTTACCACTCTTGGCAATCTTTGGAAGATGAGTCTTATCGCCACACTCAATGCAGTAAGCTACTCCAGCCTTTGCATTTTCGATGTCGGTGTAAGTTTCCTGTGTTGTTGCGCTTCCAGTAGTCAACCAGAAACCCTTGTTGGCATCCAACTTGTCGACGATAGTTGCTGCAAACAGGTTGATGAAAATCTGCTGCCACTCGTAGTTGTTGTCGTCCATAGCTTTCTTGGTGTCGAAGCGACGACCAGTGAACGATGCTGAACAACCTTCTTTCCAAGTGCTCCATGCACGAACTTGTTCCATCTGCTCCTGCATCTTCATTGAGAGCATCTCGCCAGGAACGAACTCAAGGAACTGAATGTTGCCTGGTTGATGCAGCATCATGAATGGAAGCTGACCGAGGTATGGCAACCAAATAATACGGACGGTAGTATCAGGAACTATATTGAGAGCTCCCATCGGACCAGAGAAGTCGGTATCCTTGCCATAAGTGGCACGTACATTCTTAATCCACCAAGCTTGGTGGTTCTTGTTCAAGTAGATGCAGTGCTGATCAATATCCATGTCTTCCGTAACGGAAGCACGTATGTCAGCAATGAATTCCTGTACTGCAGAAAGGAATGTTGCCTGTGTGTACGAACGATAAATCTCATTGGCATGTGGCTTGATGTCGTACTGGTGAACATAACGCAGAAGCGTATAGAGAACACCAGTACCAGCATTGTTGTAGCTGCCAGCTACGCCCTGTTCTGGCTTAACATAGATACCACGCATACGACGTTTGTTCTGTTCTACCTGTGCAGTAATGAGGGTGTTGAGTAATTGATACTCAATCATCGTCCACTTAATAGGATCTGAACCTTCCTTGTTGAGATAGCCGATATACTTACGCTCGAGTTCCTTCATTGGTCCCCATTCCATCTTAATCATGGCATCGTCAACATAACCCATGTGGTTTTCAATCTTCATGCCACCCTTGAAGACCTCACCAGACTGGTAAGCCTGTGAAACTTCGTCGAAGAATGTGTTGAAGACCAGAGCACGGTCTTGATAGCCATAAGCAACTGGGAAGAATTGAGTAAGGTCGCGCACCTGTAGAACACGTGCGATGAGGGCATCCTGACGGAGAACTACGAACTGATCGCCAAGTCCTGCATTGTCTACTCCATCGTAGTTTGTAGCGTAAGTACCCTTTGCAAGCGCAGCAGCATCAAGCATCTTGTTTTCCTGAAGATACTGGTAACGCTGCTTGAGCGACTTGGCATATTGGCAAGCTGCCTTATGGAAGGCAACACCGTCCACTTGTTCGTCAACTTCGGGCAAAGCTGCAGCAGCACGAGGATTTGCAGCTATCTTATTCCAACGACTATCCATAGAGAACATCGAGTGCTCTATTCCAAACAAATACGTTGGAGTGTTACCGAAACCATTGATACTAACTGGAGCGGAATTTACAGTTTGCTCAGGAACATCTGGTGCAGCTTTTTCCCCCAGTGCCTTAACATCGGCACGGAGTCCGTTAATGCCTGCGATGATGCTTTCAACCGAAGCATTGGCTTGCTGAGCTGGTTGCTTGCCATCTTCGTTATCTACGGTAGCTGCAGGAGCAGAACCAACAAGTACCTCGTGAATGGCATTGAGCGTCTTTTGGAACTCGGCAGTCTGCTCTGCCGTTTTCTTGGCAGCTTGTTCTGCTGCAAGGTCTTTGCTCAATTCTGTCTGATACTTCTTTTGGTATTCAGCTACCAACGAATTGAACTCCTCGTTGGAGAGGGTTTTGCTCTCGAACTTCTGATTAAGATTCAGAATTTTGAGAACTTGCATAAGTTTTTCTTTGAAGTTCATAAAACTAAGATAAAAAATTTAACATTATATATTGTATATGGCAGTCTTCATTTTTTTTGTATCTGCATACTCGTTTCCCATCGCAATAGCTTCTGAAATGGCTTCCACCATAGTCTTGCTGCCGTCAGCAAGACCGATTTCCACAGCCTGCGGAGTGAAGAATGTTTCTCCACGCAATACTGGCGCGTCATCAGGGAGGTCTGTGAGCTTACTCCGCTGAGAACGTACTGCAGAAAGAAATTGTTCATTCATAGGATTGAGTACGTCATTGACGTATTTCTCATCTTTGCCATTATACAGATCTTCGAAAGTTTTGTTTTTCAAGTCAGCGTTGGTCGCTTTCGCTTTCATGAGCTTGATACCAAGTTTCTCGTAATATCCCTCGAAATTGTAAAAGCTGCACATGGTACCGATACAGCCCACGTAATCATTTGCAGTACGGGCATAGACACGTTGTCCATGACAGCCGATGTAGTATCCTGCAGAACAACACATCTGTTCATAATATGTGAGAATGGGTTTCTCGCAGCTACGCAGTGTTTCGCTCAGTCGGTCAAGATACCACGCCTCTCCACCTGGAGAATTGATATGCAGGAAATGGCAGGTGATCTGCGGATTGGCTTCCGCTGCCTGAAGGTCAGCTTCAAGTTGCTTGGAAGAGAAAAACCAATAACTGTTAGCCATGACAGTACCCCAAACACGATGGTAAGCAATACTGCCTTCAGGAAGTTCTTCATTGTCGAACTCATCTGTAAGTGTTACTCCAGGAATGTCATTTTCCTGTGTCAGCATCTTCTGTAGCTCCTGAAGGGCTGTATGAGTCTCGAATTGATACCATGTGTGGTCTTTCAGATAAGCAGCTATTTCGGTAGGTGTGAAACCGTAAGCTCCCTTCGGGTTCGAATTTTCGTCTATCTTACCATTGAGAGGAAAGGCAGCAAGCATGGCTTGACGATACCCATCAATGGTGATAAACAGTGGATACCCTGAAATTAAAAGGTTCTGTAATTCGTTCATCAAAATCTATTTTTGATGCGAATTTACTATATAATAAGGTGTATGCAAAAGACCTATAAAAAAGGGTCTGCAAGCATTTTGCACTTGATAACGAGGTTGGCAGAGTTCAGATTCGATGAAATTTGAACTCGTGCAGGAATATCCAATGTGCCTATCTCGTAAATTCTGCGATTGGAAGTTTTTATCTTCACAATAGCATTTCTCTCGATAGAGAAGAAGCGTTGAGCATTTCTGTTAGGTACTTCTATTACGAGTGTCTTGTCGCAATTCCAATAATTTCCGCTCTCGTTCTCAGAGAGTTGGGGGATATAAGAGAAAGTATCAGCTATGAATTCATATACTCTTGGTTGACTGCCTACTCCTGAATCAATAGGGCTGACTTCTATAAGATTTGAAAATTCTATCATAATTTGCTTTTTTAATTGACAAAAACGGCTATTCGATATGTGTTAAATGATATTAAACGGATATTCTTTTTTTATATTTCCTCTTCTTTTTCGGGTGCAAGAGGTTACGGAAGCGATAAAAGTTCTTTAATAATGCATCGGAAGAAATTGAAATTAAACGATATCTACGAATGAACTCAAAGATAACTTCACTGTTATTACGTTCCCTTCCAAACTCTTCGTTCTCCAGCAACACGCTGTGTAGCTCAAAATTGAACATTCTTCGAATCTGTTTCTCTATTTCCTTTGCTGCAGCAGGAGACAGATAATTATAATATGCAGGGTCTTTCCAGGCAATACCGTCTCCACCTTTCCGACATGGGAGGGAAATACGAAGATTGCCGTCAGTATTATCAGGTTGGTTGGCACGCTGCCTGGACATGTTCTCCCAAATACAGTGATAGAGGTCAGAAGTGTGTGGTATTTTTACCGTTCCACTTTTTTTATCCACACCGTATTTTCCGATAATGTACTCCGCAAGATAGGGCTCAATCTTGATAGTAGCATTTTTTTTAAAGGCTCTTTTTTCTTTATGCATTCTATTTTTGAAATTTTGTGTTCCTACCGTCCTACAATCCTACAAATTTTGTAGCTGTTTATGCAAAGTTACTCAAAACCAATTGATTATAGAAAATATTTCAATCATTTTTTTACTTATTTCACTCAAAAACACCAACCTATACCGTCCTACAAAGCCTTAAAAGTGCAATTTTGTAGGACGGTATAGTCAAAAAGGTGTTTCCTACAGAAAAAACCTATTTCCTACAACGTCCTACAATCCTACACCATTTCCTACATACATAATTACTTCAATATATTACTATAATTATTTGATATATAAATAGTTATAGTAAATAGCGTTTGAAAAATAGAATTAATTTGTAGGATTGTAGGATTGTAGGAGAGGTTTTTCTGAAAAATATTTTTCAAAAGCTGTGTTTTCCTTGCTTCATTGAAAATTTAGGGGGGTCGGGGGAATTTGCGCTTTTTCCGTTGGGATAGAATATGAAATGAGCCGTACCTATCTTCGCAGACTGGCACGGCTCTCGCCTAATAAAAAAAACAACGTTTTTGGAGAAAATAATATCCTTTTTTATTTGGTAAAATCACTTTTTTTTCGTACCTTTACATCATTAAATTGGGGACATATATACTCTAAAGAGTAATTTAGGAGTTTTATTTTTTTATCACTCAATTTGATTATAACCACCTCCTTTTATAAAACATATCCAGTGTGTATTGGCACGCTTTCCTGATATATGTCCAAAAATTGGCTTAGCTGGTGTGAGGTTTAGTACCTCAGAAACTTTTATGTCTGTCTCATTCCATTTAAAGATGAGGAATCCATCTCGTTTGAGGACACGAAAACACTCTTTGAATCCAGCTGATAGGATTTCCTTCCAATCGCAGCCTAAATGTCCGTACTTTGTCATTTGCCAACCCTTCAACTCTTTAGAACTCCCTGTGTATTTCAGGTGCGGAGGGTCGAATACCACCATAGAGAAACTCTCGTCAGGATATGGCATGTTCGTGAAGTCCGCTTGAATATCGGGCTTTATCTCAAAATGCCTTCCATCGCATAGCGTAGTTTCAAGACTTCTTATATCTTGAAATAAGACACGGTCATCATTCTTGTCGAAATAGAACATCTTGCCACCACAGCAGGCGTCAAGAATGGTTGCTTTATCCTTCATGTTAATCTACTCTTTCAAAAGTATAAACTACCACCCATGGATTACGTTTCCACGTACCCCTGCCACTGATTTCATCAATTAAATCTGCGTAGGCTCTTTGAGGAGAAGAGAAAAATTTAAGAATATTGTCATACATCTGTCCCACTTTACGTTTGACAGCGAAAAAGTAAGCATCTTCTCCCATAATTGATGCTGATTCAATAAATATTATACCTTCCTTAAGGCAATCTTCTTCTGAAATATCCCGCAAGCGTTCCACCTTAACATCTGTAATTCTGATATGGCGTTTCATTAAGTTGGCTCTAACGAACATTTTATTTGTCCAGCCTGCGCTTTCTGTCATAAAACCATCACCAACCATTTCAAAGTCAGCATTAGGGTAAACTTCTTTGTAGCTTTGCGCTATCGCAACAACTTCGCCAACCTTATAAGGCAGGTGCTTTGCCGTTTCCTCCCAATTACCAAGCGGCACGTTATCTCTTAGCACTCGCCTTGTCATCGTCTTTTTCCCGTTCAGCACCGCCAGCGTGAGGCAGAAAGCATCACTAAACATTATTTTCTTCATACGCTTATTTTTTATAACATTCACAATTAATATTTGGACACTCCTCAAATCTTTCATTAAGGAATGAGAAACACTCTACCGTATCTATGCCGTCCGTGCAATGATAGATGGGCATCGTGCAGTGTTTAGGGATTATCTTCTTCGTTTCTTGCATCCTTTTCTCAAATTCTGTAGTTTCCTTCCATCCATAGGACAGAATTCGCCAACAGGAACAGCATCATATTTCAATCCAAAGTTGCAACACTGAATATTAATACGGATACTGTTAAGGGTTATGTTGTAACCGTGTACACACTTTATACACCTACGTTTCATTGCTGCCTCCTTTCAGTAGCTCGGGGTTATCGTGTATATTTCCGATAACGCGAACACTGAACTCGCGCATCATATATCCCATATCGGTTGTATCTGTTGGTGTAGGGCTAAACTCTGACTGCATTCTAAAAGCACCATCATAATATACTACCTTTGTTTTTAGTTTCTCTCCAATAATAACCATATCTTCCTCGTAAATATCCCTGCCGTTCTTATCTTTCAGTCCAGTGTACTGCCCGAGCGTTTCAGCTTTCACGGGTGCATAATAAAGAGTGTACCTACCCTCTTTCTTTATATACTTTTCAGATTTTACAACATCTGTGAATATGGCTACTATCTCGTTGCCAAGTTCATCTTTACATTGCTGTAATCCTCTGCCATAGACCCACTCGCCATTGTCTACTCTTTTTCCTCTAAATAAAATTTCACGCTTCATTGTTGTTTAATTTATATATTGTTATTATCTTCATGTTCTAAAATGGCTCATCCCTATCTTTCATCGGAGGGAAAGGGAAAGCCTGTTCTGTAGGTGTGATTGGAGCTGCAGGAGGCGTTTCCTGTTCCTTTGCAGGAGCAGCTTCTTCGGTAAATGTTCTACGGAAGTCGATGTTATACAATTCCATAAACTTATCGTAGTCGATGATAATTGCGCTGGTAGAAGTACTTCTTGGTTTGCGTACTTTGACAACTGTTTCCTGATCATCGTTTCTTGGAACCTCAATGGTTTCTTCCCATGTAAAGCGGCGCGAAGGAACAGTGCCAATATAAGAGGGGTGGCTTCGTAGATTCTGCTCCAGTGTGGAGAGTGTGCTTCCTTCTGTATTGTATCCTCCACGGTCGAAGATGGCGAAAATGGCACTCAAGCGTAAGAATAGAACGTTGGTACCTGGTTCGAAGGTGAAGGTATGTTTATCTCCACGAGAGTCTTTACCTGTAACATTCTTCGGTTGCTCAATGAGGAACTCGCGACCTTCAACAACCTGCTTGGTATCTATCATGTTGTTTACAGCTGTAAAGAACATAGCCAGCTTATCAGTGCTGCGAATAAGTGAGAGTTGGAACTTTATCTTTTCCTGTGCTATCTTAAAAAAGTCGGCATAAGAAAAAGGAAGCTGCAGGTTGGAATATTGCTCGATGAGCTTTACAGTTCCCAAGAATAAGGAAGCAGTCTTCATCAGACGATCCATTTCGCCTGAGTTGATAACATCTTGTTTCAACTCATTGTACGCTTCCTGCTTTAATTGTCGGAAGTGGTCCATAAACATAGGTCGTAGCTCCAATATCTGCAGGAGGACATTTGATAATCCTACTTTGTTGGGGTCTTCTATGTTTTTGAGTTCCTCAAATATTCGCACTTCCTCTGGAGTTCTGTTGCGAGGTTTCGGAACTTCACATACGATGACACGGCTCATCAGAGCATTGTCATCGCGCTGTGGCGTTTCCTGCCCACATATAATGACGGGGGCGAATACTTTGTCGTTTTCGATTTCCCTTCCTGATGTACCTCTTCTCTTCTGCTTACCATCGCCGTCGTAAACGATACCTTTCAAAGCTTGAAATTTCGTATCGCTGATGTCCTTGTTATTGTACTCATCGAGTACAACAGGCACGTCCTTAAACGTTCCCATAATAGTGGACATCGCTGCATCTGTACCCGTATTCAGGTTGAAAATCGGAATGTTGGGTGATATGAACAAAGAACGAATTGAGATTGCTATCTGTGTTTTACCCGATGACATCGGACCCATGAAAAACGGAGCAGTGAACAAACGGTCTATACAGTGTATGTTGCTTCGGAAGGCACACATAATGGCAAATATGATAGCCCATTTTCCATTATCATTGATTTTATACACCTGATCCATTAAGGAAGCCCATTTCTCAAATGACACCCTTTTGTCTGCAGGCACTTCTTTATATACCAGCTGGCTTATGAGTTCGTATTTGTCTGATTGTTTTCCGCTGCCTGCGTAAATTGTAGAGAAAGCAGGCAGGTAGTAGTTCTTCTTATTGTGAGTAACGACACCCAGTTCATTGACTGGGTCAAATCTCCATTGGTCATCGACATTGTGGAATATGCCATTCGCAAAGGAAAAGAATTGTTCATCGGTCTTTCTGCTCATACCCTCGCTCTGTTGGTTCCCATAAGTTTTAACTTCCGAACACATTACGAAATGCCTACTCATATATGTCTTGATGGCTTTCCATTGCCATTCTTCACCGTTGAAGTTTACGGCTTCATAGTTGATAAGCACCTCCTCTATCGATGACATCTTCAGCATTGCCTTTGAGGGTATCTCTATGTAAATGGGTGTGTCGTAGTAGCGGCGGTTGATACGCAGAACGCGTTTATTCTGCTCAAAATCATCAGAGAAAATGTGCAGCAATGGTGTCATAAAGAAGTCGGCTACCTGTGTCATGCCGTTGCCGTTCTTATTTCGGAACATATAGCATACAGGTTCACTCTTTTTATTAAGGCGAGGGTAATAGTTACATTCTCGCCACATCTTACGGTACTCCTCATTCTCTTTAACGTAATCGGGAGGTTCGTTTACATCAAATTCTTCATCTGCAAGGTTATCGTTCAGTTGGTTTACTTTTAGCGTTGATTTACGCTTTTGGACAAACGGCTTTCGGATTTCGTCGAAATCACCCTTACTGAGCTGCAGGGCAGAACAGTAGTCTTTCCGCTTTATAGTAACAATGCTCTCTTCCACATAAGAAGTGAGCTCGATGCATCTTTTTATAAGAGGGGCTTTATCGCCCAAATATTCTCTTAGGAAAGGTGCATGCAGCGCAATATAATAATCTACAAATGAACCTGTAGCATCATTATGAGTGATTTGTATGTTGATGCCAGAGCGAAACATCTCTGCCAACGTGTGTAGGTAATCACTCTCCTCACCATCTGCATTGATACTGCAACCTGTCTCCGAAGTAATAAAGTAACAATACACACGGCGGAGCTCCTGAATGTCATTGTTCAGTGGACGACCTGCCACATATACGATAGGTTCTTCTCCATATTGGTCGAGGAAGTCCTGCATCACCGATGTCAGAATAGCAGGGCTGTCTTTCTTTATGTTTTCTTTCAATGAATCTATACCGAAAAGTCCTGCTTGCATTTTTGATTTAGGCAGTGTTTCTTTTATCTTCAGGCGGAGATTCCGTACACTTTCCTCGATGATGTTGAATTTAGTTTTGAACTCCTTGGTAACAGATTTCATATACTCAAGACGAAGAGCTGCATCCTGAACACAAGCAATGAGTGAACATATTGTATTCAACCCGTCGCTGATGATTGTTTCGTCCTTGCAGCCGTGCGGTATTATCATCATCTTAAAGGCTGTTGGAAACGATTCCGTCAACCCGTGCAGCTTTACTTTGGTCCCGGCACCATTCTCTTTCGCAAATTCGTCGGGGTCTGTTCCTTTCGGAAGACGGATACACTTCACCTTTGCTCCGGCTTTCAATAGAAGTTCGCAGTTCTTCAGCGATGCTTTCACTCCTGCTGCATCTGCATCATAGACCATTACGATGTAATCTGTAAAGCGTAGCAGCAGTTTTACCTGCTCATCGGTGAATGCGGTACCACTGCCACCGATAACATTTTCTACACCTACCTTGTGCAGGGACATCACATCGAATTGTCCCTCTACAAGGTAAACAAAACCTTGCTTGCCGATAGATTGCCGGGCTTGATATAGTCCGAAGATATGCTTGCCTTTTGTAAATAAAGGTGTTTCACCGGTGTTTACATATTTCCCGACACCATCTTTAGGTGTTATGATTCTTCCGGAGAAGCCGATGACATGCCCCTGCATATCATAGAAAGGGAACATCAACCTATCTCTGAACCTGTCATAGGAACGTCCTTCATTATTGCCCACTACATCTACATCTTGCAACATCTGTAGGGAATAACCGGCTTTGGTGAGTTCTGACATAGCCACATTCCCCATAGGTGCATACCCGACACCAAAATCGGTTAAAGCCTTATCAGAAATATGGTATCCGCGCGTAGCAAGGAAACTCTCCGCCTGCTGCAAATTTTTCTGAAAGAATTTTGCTGCAGCTTCTATTGCAATGCGTTGCGCTACCTTTTGCTTGTAGCGCATTTCTTCTTCCGGATTCATTTCCTTTTCGGGGAACTCTAATCCGGCTTGAGTAGCACACCAACGAAGAGCTGACATAAAATCCATATTCAGGTGGTGCTGAATAAAGGCTATGACATCTCCGCTCGCTCCACAAACAAAACAATGATAGGTCTGCCTTGACGGGCTAACCATCATAGAGGGAGTATGGTCGTCATGAAATGGGCATACACCTTTATAGTTCACACCTGCTTTATGTAAATGTGTAAAAGATTCAATAACATCTACTATATTTAGCGCAGATTTTACTTTATCTATGAAATTCTTATCTATCATTTTTTCAAATCTTCTTCTGTAAACAACTCCAGCTGTCGGCTTTCGATACTTTCCGTTATGGATACACCCAGATATTCTGCTACGGATGCATATTCCTTGCCTGTAATAGGCTTTCGTCCAAAATATAAATCCCAATACCGACGTTGCCCAATACCTGTCTCGTTGTAAAAGAGTCTTGTAGGGGTAAAGTCCTCGGGATGGCGAAATTTTATCTTAAGCAGTGCTATCAATAAATTTCGCTTTACCAACTGACCTGTTGTCAATTTACGGCGCAATACGTAAAGTCTGACAGACATAGGACTACGCTCCAAGTGTTTCCCCATATCTTCAAACGACATTTTTCCAAGGTTTTGCCTTACAAACTCATCGTCTTGGGAGTTCCATCTTCTGTTGCCCTTCTTTCCCATGTCGTGTGATGCTATTGAATTGGTGGTCAAAACTTAATATCGCAACGTTGTCCGCAGGATGTATACGACCCAAATTTAATTGTGCATATACCCTGAGAGACTCTCTTAGTAGGAATAATTCCCTTTCGGTTAAATCATTGATGGAGTATTTACCCCAACTGTCTTTGTCGATGTACATGGTCTTTTTAAACTAATTCTCATTTTTTCAGTAAATACTCTTCTTAGCTTCTTTCGAAGTATTGGAGAAATATTGAATGGACGGTTTTGGTTATTTTTGTAATAAACACGATAGGTGACAGTCTTAATGCCATACTTTCGCTTAAAGGCTTTCCTTACTCTTCTTATACTGGTCATAGTTGCTTGATATTAAGGTCAAATTTCATATCTCTCTTGAGAGGTATACCAATAACACTGTGGAATTTTCCATCTTCTTTTTGTGTAAGGAAAATGTCTTTCTCATCTTCTTTTTTATAAGAATAAGCTCGACCATATTCGTCCCATACAATATGTAGGTCGCCTTTATGTCCGTTTACCTGCCTGACGTATGAATGTCTTAACTTCATCTCGTCAATTACAATATCACTACCAAGAGCATCTATAGCTTCTTCAAATTCTTTTACTGTCATAGTTTCTTCTTAGATTGACATTTTTTTATATTGCTGTATTGTACATACTCTTTGAGTTTCAAGCAATACAGCCCATTAATACAATTACGGTGGAACTTACAGTTCCTACACTCATCACACATTGGGGAAGAGTTCTTTTTCGGATTTTCGCAAATAATCCGCAATGACCTTTCTTTTCAGAGGGTCTGGCATAAAGTCGCCTCGTAACCATCTGTACACTGTCGAATTCGAAACTCGACAAATCTTCGCCAAATCCATAATGGTTTGTTCTCTTTCATTTGGCAAAGAATTTACATAATCTTTAAATTCCATATTTGATGTTTTTTTAAGTTTTATTGCTACTTCAAATATTTTTTACTATTTTCGTAGCGCATAAATTATTACGTAGCGCAAAGATGCAACATATTTTTGGAATACGCAAACATTTGAGTGATTATTTCACTCATTTAAATGAATTTAAATTTTAAAGCAGGGCTCATGGAAAAAGAAACTATAAACGATCGAGTTCGCTATATTATTGAAAAAGAGGGACATACTATCAGCTCTTTTGCAAGAAAAATAGACATTGGCGATCAAACTATCAGAAGTATCGCCAAAGACAGGAATAAACCAAGTTATGAACTCATCGTGAAGATTATAGAGAGCTTCGAATGGGTTGATGCTAATTGGCTTGTTATGGGAGAAAAAAGTGAGATTGATACAGATAAGAAAAAACTCTACTCAGTAATTTCCACACAACAAAAGACTATAGATAGTCAGCAAAAAACAATTGATAGGCTAACAGCAAAACTAGTACAAGAGTTGTCTGAAGAGCCTTCTAAAAAAGTGGCAAATGTCGGATAA